ATAAGAGCGGAGAACGCCTTGCGCGCTGCGAAGGAATCAAACCACCATCAATTGCATCAGACGAAATGTCCCAAATTTCGTCAGCAATAATCAGATCATTCGACGTACCGTGACCAACGTTGGGTTTCGCTGCACGCACTATCCAACGTGAACCATCAGGCATTGTCACACTGTTTCGCCCGTAAGCCTTCATCAGTTTCGCCCCAAAACGCAACTCAAGCACAGGACTGACCAAATCAAACAGCGTAACGCCGAGGTCTAAACGGTTCGCACAAGTTAAAACGTTGGCGTGAGCAGGCTTTGCGTGCCATTGACCAGAACAAAACAGGCAGTTTCTACTTTGCGGAATGGTCTCCTGATCCGTCGTTAGACATAAACCTGGAGTCAACATGGGCATGGGGAAACCCTGCATTGGGTTACACGTTGACGATGGACACCTTGCGCAGCGAATCATTGAACCCAAACCGCGCCCAGTTCTTGCGTGCATCATGCAACCTGTGGGTTGCCAGTGACCAGGGTTGGATTCCTCCAGGAGTCTGGCCTTCACTAGAACACACCGAACCAATGCCCGATGGCGGCTACCTAGCAATAGAAGTCTCATTAGATGACTCCCGCTATTTCGGGGTGCGCTCCGTCCAACTGCCCGATCGACGTGTTGCCGTGACCGTTGCGTTCGTTGCCGACACCTACAAAGAGATGCTGGATGAGGTAGCAAAGTTTGCAACAACAAACGTCAAGTTCCTGATCAGTCCTAGCATCGAAATTCATTGGCCTATTCAGCATGAACGCCGAACCGAAATCGTCGGCTACGCCGAAATAGCCCGCTACACAGCAGGCGTGCGAAACATGATCATGGAAAGAATGCTCGTCCACGACGGCTCGAAACAGTTAAGCGAACACGTCCAGCGTGCCATTGCAGTCAAAGCCGAAACAGGAATTGCACTTAGCAGCCAACGAAGCCCAGGAGAAATCTCTCTCGCCCGTTGCATGGTCTGGGGTGCATCAATGGCAAGCCGCCCACAGTTTGCAGGTAAACCCATCATCGCGTTCAGTAATCGCTAAAGTTTTATCGGCGTTGGCTCGCCCTTGCCTTTCGTCGGGATCGGACAAACCAGCGAGCCAATGCCACCCAATATCCGACGAATGTGAGAAACTTAAACATGGCAATCTTTAAACGTGGTGTAACTAAAGCGGCAATTTCGCCACAGGAAACCGCGAACGTCACCGCTGCAGCAGGTGGCACATACGCAGGCAACGGATCGGGCGCACAGTCGATCGGCCAGTACTACTCGTATGTACAGGGTGAAATGAGAAATAAGGCGATGCAGGTAGCGACGATAAATCGTGCGCGCGACTTGCTCGCTTCAGTTGTTGCGTCAACTCCTCTCAAACTTTACAAGAAAACATGGAACGAAGCCGAAGGCGAAATGGAGGAGGAGGAAGTAAAACCGCGCGCCTGGATGAATCAGCCCGACCCGCAATTGTCGTACTCCGCCTTTATGAGTTGGCTGCTGGATGATTTATTTTTTATGGGCAGAGCGTTTCTTTGGGTGTCGAGTCGTGATGCTCAAGGCCTGCCAAATTCTTTCACTCGTCTACCTGCCGCAATGGTGAACACGCTCGACATTTCTCCACCAGTTTTTGCATACGGTATGTCTCATCAAATCTTTTTTCAAGGCGCACAAATACCAACAGAGGACGTTATTCAATTCATCGGCGGCAACCAGGGAATTATTTATCAGTCGCCACAAGTAATTGAAACATCGTTATCGCTTCAAGCCGCACGTCTGCGCAATAGCAGTTCGGCCTTGCCTGCGGGCGTTTTGAAACAAACTTCAGGCGAGCCCCTATCGGGTCAAGAACTTTCGGAATTGGCGCAGTCTTTCGAATTGGCTAGACGTAGCAACCAGATCGCGGCGATCAATCAGTTTGTTGAGTGGCAACCTACAGACGTTGACGCTTCAAAAATGTTGTTGAGTGAGGCTGCAGAATTTGAATCTAAAGAAGCAGCGAGAATGTGTAACATTCCGTTCTTTCTTAACGGCAACTCCGTCGGGTCATATTCATACCAGTCAAACGCAGGCGCAAGAAAAGATTTGGTCGTGTTCGGCGCAAGGGCATATATGCTCGTAATCGAACAAACGCTTTCAATGATGAACGTTGTGCCACCTGACTATTGCGTGCGATTTGATATTGACGAATATCTAAGCGATTCTGAAATGACTGAAAATAGCAACGAACAGGAACACGAACCTTCAGCAAAAGAACTAGCCGAAATAGTTCAAAAGGTTTATCTCGGTGTTGACAAAGTAATTACAGCCGATGAGGGTCGCACAATTATTAACATGGCTGGAATAGATTTGCCAATACCAAGCCCAACAGAATTACCAGTACAAATACCAACAGCACCACAAGGAAACTAAATGTTGAAATTTATTAGCACAGATTTGACGCTTGACGCAGCAGCCGTCGAGGGCGTACCTTCCCGCACCGTGTCAGGTGTTGCCGTTCCTTATGGAGTGGCCGCAACTGTGAGCGATGGGACAAAAGTTATTTTTTCTGAGGGCAGTTTGCCAGTAGACGGCAAAGCACCAAAACTCTATTTAAACCATGACTCCGAACAGGCCATTGGAATCGTCACCGAGCGCGTCGATACCCCTCAGGGAATGATGTTTTCGGCACGCCTGTCAAAGACAGCCCGTGCTGAGGAAGCCCTCCAACTCAGCCTAGATTCAGTGATCGATTCAGTGTCAGTTGGTGTAAATCCGACAAAATACAAAATGCAAAAAGACGGCACAATGCTCGTTGAGGCTGCAGACTGGGTCGAACTCAGTTTGGTCACAGGCCGTCCCGCGTTTTCAGGTGCAGTCATAACAGACGTCGCTGCGACCGAGCCAGAGAGTATCCACCAAGACGACACAGAGTTAGATAACATTCCATCAGAAGTTTCACAAGAGGAGAAAGAACCCATGAACGAAGCAGCACCAATCGAAGCAGCAGCAGTAATTCCTACTTCACCAGTAGTTTTTGCTGAACCAAAACGCGAATTTAAAATGCCAACAGCGGGCGAATACCTCGCTGCATATCACATTGGCGGCGACACGTTCGCAAAAGTAAACGCAGCGTTCTACGATGTAGCGCGACGCAATCAGTCAGCGATCGAAGCAGTATCGCAAGACCTTACGAGCGATGTGCCAGGCCTCTTGCCTTTGCCAGTGGTGGGTCAACTTTTTCAAAATTACAACTTCGTCAGACCTGTAGTCAGTGCATTTGGCACTAGGGCGATGCCGAACGGACAAGGAATTAGTTTCATTCGTCCAACCATCACCACCCCAACTGCAGCAGGCGTGCAAAGCACACAAGGAACTGCAGTCGCAACCCAGACGATGGTTCTTGCAGCGAATACGGTCAGTCGCCAAACCGTTGCTGGATCAATCCAAATCGCACAACAAACGATGGACTTTTCGAGCCCCGAAGCAATGACCATTATCTTAAATGACCTTGCTGGACAGTACCTCAAGCAAACTGACAACATCGCTGCAGATTTCTTGAACACTTCAAAGCAGGCATCGGGTTACACCTGGACTGTTACTGCAGGTGACGTATCAACTTTGATCGCAGGTATTTACGGATCAGCAGAAAATATGTCAGCAACAACAAACTTGTTCCCAACCCATCTCGTAGTTTCCGTAGACGTATGGCGCAAACTCGGCGCACAGGTAGACGATGTGAATCGTCCTGTGTTCCCTGCAATCGGTGCACCTGGCCTCATTGGTCAGAACACACTTGGCGCAGGCTCAGCAGCATCATGGTCGGGAATGAACCCACTCGGACTTGAAATCGTTGTTGACGGCAACTTGGCTTCGGGCACAATGCTCGTAGTTCATGCACCAGCAGTCGAATTTTATGAGGCTCAACAGGGAATGCGTAGTGTGGAGAACCCAGAAATTTTGGCTAGGACGTTCTCCTACTACGGGTATTTTTCTACGTTTGTTAACGATGCACAGAACCCGTCAGCAGTTGCAGGTTCACAGTTCGTCCAAGCAATCACCGTCGCCTAGTCGAAAGCGGGCTAACCGCTCATGGCTACTTACAACACATCCAGCAAACTGTTGATTGACAACTATGCCGTTTTGCAAACTCTCGAAAATAATGAGATTGCATTAGGGCAGTCAATCACAGTTTCAGGAATTGGCGCGCCGTTCAACGGTACGTTTACAGTTCTTGATTTACCTGAGCACGAATTTATTGGCATTGACTCCACCACTGGAGAACCAATGTTTAATGAAAACAACTCGCGTCAAAATCAGGTTCTCTTTGCGTGCACAGGCGCAAACGTTGACTTCACATATCTAACTACAGGGTCAATCGTTTACACGCAGGTCTGCACCTGGATCACGGCTAACGACATCGCAGACTGGCTCTACCTTGCTACAGCGACGGCAGGCGATCAGTCGTTTCTTACTATCTGTGCAGCAGCAGCAAACCAGTTCGCATATCGCAGACGACAGGAATCAAATTATTTCGACTCGCTCACGACTGTTCCAAGCCAAGACGTGAAACTTGGCGTAGTGATGTATGGCGGCGCGCTCTACCGTCAAAGAGGATCGGTCGACCAGTTTTCAAGTTTTGATTCAATGGGCTCACAACCACCCGTCGCACTCTCAGCAATGGTGCAACAACTACTCGGCATATCACGTCCAGCAGTGGCCTAATGCCTACCGCGTACACAGACCTACTCAACACGGCTCTGGACGACCTTGCAGCGACGCTGCAGACAATGTCACCACCGATCCCCATTGTGACCGACCCAAGAAACATCCAGTCAGCCTGTGCGTTCATTAACGCCCCAACGTTCACGACGCCTTTCCTGCTAAATAAAAGAATCCAGTTGACTTTTCCAGTTCAGTTGATTGTTCCTAGCCCGTTTAACCTCGACGCGCAAAGAAAACTTCTAAACATGGCAGCCCAACTGTTAGGCGCAAACGTGGCAATCACTGAGGGCAGACCATCGTCAATCGAAATAGGCGGCGCGTTGTATCCTTGTTATGAACTCATCGTAAATATGGAGGCCTCGTCACTATGAAATACGTAATCGCATCAGCCAGGGTAGGCATCGTAGGCGACGAATATGAGCCGACTCCAGGAGTAAACATCAAAGCACTAATTGCTGGTGGCTTTATTACTGTTGAAAAAGAATCCACCGAAACCCCTAAGAAATCACCTACCATAAAGAAAACACCTAAGGAGTAATCAAATGGCTACTAGCACTTATCTAAGCGGAATCACCACTCTCACCGTGAACGCGGTGGATGTGGCGGATCAATGCACGATGCTCAGCGTGACCGAACTGCGTGAGACTCTTGACCAGACGACGCTAACAAATTCGTCAAGGCGTTTCCGAGGCGGTTTGTACAATAATGAAATCACAATGACTTTGTTGCAGTCATATGTTGCAGGTGAAACTTTTGCAACAATTTCGCCATTGGTTGGCGTGACAACAACTGTCGTCGCTACTGTTACTGATGGTGCAGTTACGAAGGTTATTACTCTGGCGAATTGCTACCTAGAATCGATGCCTTTGATCAACGCAAATCTCGGAGAACTTTCGACAGTCGATCTGACGTTTGTTGGCGGAGACCTGTCAATAGCATAATCACGGTCATCACTTGACCCGACACAAGGAGAAAAAGTGAAACTAACAATCAAGGTCGTAGAGACCCCTGGCGATACCCCTATTGTCGTCACAACTAATTTGTTGTGCATCGCAATGTGGGAACAAACAGAAAACCGAAAAGTCTCTGACGGTCGCGGTATTGGCATCATGGACATGGTTTACTGGGCGCACTTCATGCTTAAGAAATCTGGTCACTCGGTAGGGAACACACCGAAACAATGGTTGGAGGAACATCCAAACATGGAAATTGAAACGGTGGACATGACGAACCCAAACCCTACGGGCGCGGAACTTACCGAAGGCAACTAGCCGAACTTCTAGTTGCAACTGGGTATTTTCCGCACGAAATAGAGTTTGACACGCGCGACCTGCTTACCGTCATTAGTGTTCTAAATGACCAGGCTAAGGAAAGGCAGAGGCGATGAGCAGTGTCCAATTAAAAGTTCAGGTAAAGGGCGTTAAAGAGGCACTGCGCCAGATCAATAAGGTTGACCCTAAACTTCGACGCCAGTTCACCAAACGCTATAAAGACATTGTGAAGCCTGTGATCCAGGACGCTAAAGCAAGGTTTCCTAATGAGCCGCCTCTTTCTGGTATGGGCAAGCCGTATAAGAAACTGGGCGGTTGGGATGGTGGCCTAGTTGCAAAGGGCGTAGTTGCCAAGATCAACACGCGAAAAGCACGCAACAGAAACGTTGCTAAAGGCGCGGTTTATGAAACAGTAGGCGCGTTCATCGTCCAACAAAAGACAGGTTGGGGCTCGCTTTACGACATGGCGGGCAAGAAACGCCCAGGTTCAAAAATGAACCAGGCATTAGTGCAGGAAGGCTTCGGCAGTGCTTCGCGTGCGATGTGGCCTGCATATGAAAAGAATCAAACTAAGATCGACGCGGCTGTAAAAGATTTAGTCAACGATGTAATGAAAGATTTCTGGCGTTAAATGGCAATCAATATCCCCATCATTTCAGAGTTCAACCCTGCTGGAATCAACGCTGCAAAAAAGTCTTTCAATGAACTAGAGGGCAACGGCTC